TGATACTACATTAAAATATCTTGAAGAAATAATTCGAATTATATCAAATCGCACATATCAAATTAAGAATGCAATCGAGTGGAATAAATTTCAAGCGGGTTATAACTAATGGACACAGAGTTCGATCCATCCGAAGACGAAGTAGATGCACAATGGTGTGCTGAACTTCGTATGGGAATTAAGGAAGCGAAGATGTTGTACAATTGTATTCGAGTTTATTCAAATTTAATTGATGTCACAGATGAAATGAGTGAAGAGAAAGAGTATATGAATACCTTAAAAAATAAATTCTTTGCTATTATTACAGAATACAATTTACAAGCACAGTTTCCAGACTCAAAATTAGACTTTTAAAACGTTAATATATACTTTATATTGACGTGAAGTTATGTCTCATTTGAGCATATCAAAAAAGAATGAAGTAAATTTACAGGTAAAGTCGGAGACTCATGTCTACTACGAACTATCTGATTACTTTACTTTTGATGTGCCTGGTGCAAAGTTTATGCCGCAGTATCGTAACAAATACTGGGATGGGAAGATACGTCTGTTTAGTAATCACACAGGAGAGATATATGTTGGGTTACTTGATAAACTTATACAGTTTTGTGAAGACCACAACTACACTTACGAATTTAAAGACAACGAATATTACGGACTACCATTTCAAACGAATGATTTGATATCCAAAGAGGGTGTCAAGGATTATATGTATTCTATATGTAAGCACGTCCCCAGAGACTATCAGATAGAGGGAGTATACGACGCTTTAAGACATAATCGAAAATTATTGATATCTCCAACTGCTTCTGGAAAGTCATTAATGATATATGCGATTGTGAGATACTATGTTGAAAAGAAACAAAGTATTCTGATAGTTGTTCCGACGACTTCGTTAGTAGAGCAGATGTATAAAGACTTTGGAGATTATGGATGGGACGTTGGTTCATTTTGCCACAAGATATACGCGGGTAAAGAAAGAGAGACGGACTCTCAGGTAATCATTACAACTTGGCAATCAATCTACAAACTCCCCAGAAAGTATTTTGAGAGATTCTCTGTGGTAATCGGGGATGAGGCGCACCAGTTTAAATCGAAATCACTAATATCTATAATGACAAAACTTTCAGATGCCAAATATCGGTTTGGATTTACTGGCACACTGGATGGAACTCAAACACATAAGTGGGTCTTAGAAGGTTTATTTGGTCCTTCTTACAAAATCATTAAGACTGATGAGCTTATGAAGAAGGGTCATCTGGCGACATTAGACATAAATGTGCTTCTATTGAAACACTCACCGAATAAATTTGAGACATTTGAGGATGAAGTGCAGTATATAATTGGTCACGAAAAGAGAAATCGTTTTATTTGTAATCTTGCCTTAGATCTCAAAGGTAACTCTTTAATACTATTTGCTAGAGTTGAATCTCACGGACAACCATTATATGAGATGATAAATAATAAGAAGATTGATAATCGTAATGTCTTTTTTATTCATGGTGGAGTGGACACCGAAGACCGCGAAAAGGTTCGAGAAATCACTGAGCAAGAGAGCAATGCTATTATCGTTGCCTCGTACGGCACCTTTTCTACCGGCATTAACATCAAAAATTTACACAATATAATATTTGCCTCACCTTCTAAATCAAGAATTCGAAACTTACAATCAATTGGAAGAGTTCTTCGAAAGGGTGATAAAAAAACCAAGGCAACTCTATATGATATTGCTGATGATATCAGATACAAGAGTCGAAAAAACTACACACTGAATCATTTAATTGAAAGAATTAAGATTTATAATGAAGAAAACTTTAACTATGATATAATAAACGTACCAATTAAAGACTAATGGAAGAAGAATTTTACAGCATTATCAAACTGGTATCAGGAGAAGAGATCTTTGCCTTAGTCACTGTAGATGAAAATGATGATAATCCAATACTAGTATTACAAAATCCTGTTGTAATCTCTACAATCAATACACCAGGTGGAAGTATGATCAAAGTGAAACCTTGGATGAATATGACTGATGAATCAATGTTTATGATTCGTCTTGATAAAGTGATTACAATGATTGAAGCAAAAGATCAAAAGTTAATTGATGTATATAATAATTACAATGAAGACACTAATGATGATTTATCTATAGATGGATGCGTGATGCCTACTCCAAAAATGGGATATCTATCTTCTGTGAAGGATGCTCGTAAGGATCTTGAAGATCTCTTTAAGAAAGACATAAAAGATACTTAGTATTCCCTTCCAAACCTTACAAAGGTTATTGTACACAAAAACACACACCTTGTCAAGCCTTTGATATTATGCTATACTAAATGTAATTCTAAAAGAGTGTAATGCAGTTATGCCAAAGAAAAGAACCGAACACTATGTAAACAACAAACAACTTTTAGAGGCACTAATCGTTTATCGTTCTTATGTTGAGAAAGCAAAGGTAGTATATATTAAAAAGTATGGAGAAGAACCACCGAAGGGTCGTTGGGAAGGTAAACCACTAATTCCAAACTATTTGGGTGAATGCTTCCTTAAAATTGCAACACATCTATCATACAAACCAAACTTTGTTAATTACATGTTCCGTGAGGATATGATATCTGATGGTATCGAAAACTGTGTTCAATACATACATAACTTTAATCCTGAGAAATCAAAGAATCCTTTTGCTTACTTTACACAGATCATACACTATGCATTTCTGAGAAGGATTCAAAAAGAGAAAAAACAATTAGATATTAAAACAAAGATTATTGAGAAGACTGGATATGATGAAGTGATGACTGTTGATGATGGTGCATTAGCAGGAGATAATAGTCAGTATAATCAAATTAAAGATTCAATTCAATACAGAGGTAACCGATAGAATGCGTGTTGCAATTATAACTGACACTCATTATGGAGCAAGAAAAGGTGCGAAAGGTTTGCACGATTACTTTCGTTTGTTTTATGATAACGTATTCTTTCCTACATTAGAGAAAGAGGGAATTGATACTATCATTCATATGGGAGATGTGTTTGATAGTCGTAAATCAATTGATTATCAAAGTCTTGAATGGTCAAGGGAAGTTGTCTTTGAACCAATGAAGAAGTATAATGTATATGCAATTGTTGGTAATCACGACTGCTATTACAAGAATACAAACTTTATTAATTCACCAGAATTACTTCTTCAAAATTATTCAAATATTAAAACCTATAGTTCGATAGATACTATCAATATTGATGGATTAGATATATTATTTGTACCTTGGATATGTAGTGAGAACTATCAAGAGTCTCTAGATGCCATTAGAGCGAGCCAGGCAAGGATTGCGATGGGTCACCTAGAATTAAATGGTTTCCGTGCACATCGTGGTCACGTAATGGAAGACGGTATGGATACGAAGGTCTTTAATAAGTTTGAAAAGGTATTCTCCGGACACTATCATACAAGATCTGATGATGGAAAAATATATTACTTAGGTAATCCATATGAGATGTATTGGAATGATGTGAATGATAAGAGGGGATTCCACATCTTTGATACGGAAACCCTTACTCATAAGCCAATTAACAATCCTTATAAATTATTTTATAACATATATTATGAAGATACTAATTATAAACTGTTCAATGCGACTGAATATCAGAATAAAATTGTAAAGGTTATTGTCCGTCAGAAGACAAGTCCAAAAGAATTTGAGAAATTTATTGACAAACTTTACAATGCAGGTGTACAAGATTTAAAAATTGTTGAAAACTTTGAGTTGAGCACGAATGAAAACTTTGATGTTGATGAGGATGAAAACACTCTATCAATATTGAATCGTTACATTGATGAATCAGAATTTGAAATTGATAAAGGTATTATTAAAAACATATTCAAAGACTTATACAGACAATCTTGCGAGGTAGAGTAATGTTCATTCTCACATTAAAAGATAAAAAGGAACAGGGTGCATACGCTGTTCAAGATGGTTCTGGTAATCATGTTTTATTTTTATTTGAAGAGGAAGACGATGCGGAAAGATATGCTATGATGTTACATGATCAAGACGATAAAGAAATGGATTTAGTTGAAGTTGAAGATGAACTTGCACTTCGGACGTGTAAGATGTATAATTACAAATATAGCATCATTACTCCAAATGA